CTGTGGGGCCGAACTTATTCACCAAGCGGTTGAAGTAGGGCACCTTGCTTTTGCCTAAAACATCCTGCTTAGTTGCCTTCGATTGCTTGTCCAGCCACTGCCCATAAGTTTCGTTGTCAGGAACGCCTTCACCACGCACAGCCCGAGCACCTTTTAATGCAGAGTTTGGGCGGCGCAACTGACTAGGCGGTGGCGGTTCAATCCCCAGTCCTTTGTAATCAATGACCGGCACAGTCGTAGACCTGCAGTTGAAATGCTGCGGGGGCGTTGGCCCTTTGCCGTAGTCAAACTCTTGCCCGTCAAGCGCACGACAGATCGCGCTGGTCCTGCTGTCCAGGGTTGCCACGTATCGATAACGCTTGGTCACATCTTGGTTTGCCTTGTAGACCTGCTGACTGGTCTCATTTGCTACTTGGTTGATGCTCGTACGCACCATCGCGTTGACTTGGTTGTTTGCCACGGCTGTCACCTGCCCTCCGGCTTGTGCGATCTGACGCAAGCTGCCGGGCTGCCCGAAGCGAAGCCGACCCTTTAACTGCCGTGCAATCTCGTCAGTTGATTCGCCAGTTAGCAGCCCATTGCGCACGGTCTTTGCAAATAGATCAGCCTGTGATTCGGCAAGCCCACGGAATGACTTTTGAAGCACCTTGCCGTTCGGCAACGTAATTGTCGTGCCCTGCGCAGCCGTTAACTGAAAGGTCTGCGGCGCACCCGCGACAGCAGCCTGCAAGTCATCGCTGAGCGACACAACATTGATAGCCGTTGGGTCCACCGTTGCCACTGACTGCGCAAACTGCGGACTGATCTGCACGCTTCGGATTTGACTGCGCAACTCAATTGGCAACGCACGTCGCAACTCATTTGCCACAAACTCGCTTTGCAGTTCGGCTAGCCCCTGAAGGTCTTCGGCAACCGCAAGCGTGCTAGTGCCGGCCCACCCATCAAGGGACCTTTTTAGTTGCGCAAGAATCGCCCTAAGCCGTGCAGCTTTCGCAGGCGCCGCAAGCTCATCAATCCCACGGAGCTGATCAACAGCATCCAAAATAAGATCGTTGTATGTAATAGCAATCCGCTTGGAAACGCTGTTACTGAACCGATTGAGGTCGATTGCATTGCGGTACAGCTCCGAAGGTGTGCTCATAAATCATGCAGATCTAAGCGCTCTGATTTATCAACGCAGATCACAGACACATCCGCCCCGATGGTCAAAGCGTTGCCGACGATGTCGCTGAACTCTTGAATCACTTGCGCGTCCCTCTTGTTCACGCGAGTTTCGGTGACGCTGTAAATGCCATCCTCGTCATACCAAGTGACACGCACCACGGCGTAAACCTGCTGCTTGAGCTGCTGTCTGACGTAGTACAGATATTGTTTGTCAGGCTCTTGCTTCTCGGATTTTCTCAGGTGATCAATCCAGCTCATCAGTAACCTCGGGGTCCTCTTCCGGCATTGTGGCCTCAGTCTCAACCTCGGGTTCTGGCTTGTCCATTTCAATTAACCCGCCGGTCTGTGTGGCTTCGACTTCCTCCTCAACGTCGAACTCATCACCCAGCACTTCGCCGGCTGATAGCTGATTGAGCAGTGTTTCCTGAGTGATCGTGCCGGCGGTGTAAAGCTGCAGCAGGGCCTGGATCTCCTGAGGTTCTAGGCGTGTTGCTAGGAAGTCGCGGTTGATGAAGCTGCTGCCGACTTGCGACTGCTGCATGTACTGCGCATGGAACGTCAGGCAGTTGTCGATCAAATCCTGCATCTGCTGAGCAATCACCATCATGGTGCTGTCGCCTTGGCTGCGATCGATCCGTTTGGCTTCTGCTGTTTCTGCGCTGAGCTTTTGCCCAAGCACTGCAGCAAGGCCCAGCTCATTGATCTGCTGAGCAATCTGCTCAAGACGTTGGAACTGTGCGCTGTAGCTGTTGCCGGAAGGTTCGATGTACTCAGCACGCGCTGTTTCAGGCAAAGCCATCGCCTCGCCTGGGCCTGCGCTGATCTCTTCCGCCGATTGCGGGAAACCAAAAATCGCGAGCATCGGAACTGCCGAGATATGCAGCTGGTTATCCAGGTCTGACTGCACCTGATACGCCTTCAGGTTTAGCTCTGCGATGTCTGCGAGTGGTGGCCGCGACTCAAGAACACCGACGCGGTTTGAGTAGGCCACCGAAAACGGGATCTCGCTCAAGCTGGTCCTGCCTTCATCCACCAAGCGGAACTCACCCTTGTCATCCTTCTGATGGATCTCAAACGCGCCAGGCGTAAGAACCCGCACTTGCTCCACTTGCTTTTCGCCGTAGAGGCCGTCAGGGACGGTGATTTTTTCCATCAACCTGACCATCGTCAGCTGCTGTGATCCGTTGGCAATTTCAGAGCGCCAACCGAGAATGTCTCGCGGTGTGTATTGCGTCCAATATGGTCGGCCATTTTCACCCGCTTTTGGTGCATCAACTAAGACGCCGATGTGTCCATATCTGATGCACTTGCGAGCAGTTTCGTACGTCCAAACGTTGAGATCGTTGCCCTGCAAATCAACGTCAAACAACTGCTCAGTTACAACGTCGCTGACATCCTCTAAACGCACAGGTTTGCGGGTAAGCATTCCCGCCAACATGCGTTCCAAACGTACGTAGTACGGCGCAAGCGTTGAGCGTAAAAGCCTGTTGTCATATGCCTCGTCTAGCTCTCGGGGCTCTTGTGGCAGATATTTACGGTGTCCTTTTCTGATGCCGTAAGTGCCCTGCAGCAGAGCTTCAATCAGAAGCCAGTGCGGCTCCATGTTGATGTACGCCGTGTTTGGGCTTTCAACAGTGGTGACATTGCCTACACGCTGCCTGCCTGAAAAACCTGAATACACGACCTAAGCCCGCCCGATGATCTGATGTTAATCGACAGATCTATAGACACAAGAAAAGGGGCCAGCAACTGCCCCCTCTCAAGGTCTAATGGGCACCCCCCACGACCACATCAATATAGGCGGATGCCTGTTCCTCGACCAGCGCGTGCATTCAGTGGACTGAACTCACGCACAATTAAATAACCCAAGGCGTCAACCATGTGGTCGTAGCCAGCCTCTTTGTCCGGTTCGCCTTTTGTTGTGTATGACTGCAGCTCAAGGCACTCAATCAATCTCTTGCACTTTTCAGAGACTTGCACGCGCACTTCACCCTTGGAGTTTTCCAGCAAAGCTTGAACAGCAAGAACCCGATCACGGACGGCAGGGTTAGAACGCGGCGACTGGTTGCTGAAGCCGTATGACTCCAGGATCTCGATGTCAGTCCGCGAGGCATTAGTGCTGCGGTTTCCGCCTGATGCGTCAGGGTAGACATAGATGCGGCGGTTGGGAAATCGCCTGCGGATTTCTTGGGCCAGAGCGTCGGTGTCATGAGCACCGCTGATCTCGTCGATCAGTAGAAGCTGGTTTCCGAGGCGTACACCGACCACCGCGTTGGTGTTGGTCACGTTGAAGTCAATTCCAATGCGTAGAGGTTCGGAATCGAGTTCAGGAATGTTTTGCGTGACGTGCTTGACGCGGTCAAAGCGGTCGTAAACCTGACCAGTATTCAGATTTACGAAAACGCCTTCTAGGTAAGACTTGATCAACTGCTCTGGGTAGTTTTCTAAGAGCGAGTCGACGAAACCCTCAGGGAGATAAGGGTTGTCTGTTGTTTTAGCGCGAATCAACGCAGTGTCGTCACCTGCATTCTTTTCGAAGGTGTCGAACGCCCAGCCAAAACCCTCCGGGGTGGTGGCCGCATAGAACTGCTGCACGTTGCCGGCCCTCAAACGGGCAAGGGCCATGCGCATTGCTTGCGTGGCAACAGATTTACTGGCTGTGTCTGCCTCATCAAAACCAACGGCGCAGAGGTTCTGCCCACGGATGCGGTTTGCTGTCTCCATCGTGCGCAGAAGGATTGTGTGACTCCCTTCTTTGAAGTGAAGCCGGTACTCAGGCAGAGGGCTTACACGGAAGTCGTAAGGGATCTCCCATTTCTCCAACAGCTCATCCATGGTGCGCATCAGGATGTCCCGTAACATCGGAGCAATTGGTTCAAACAGGGCAGATACGTGGCCGACATTCAGTGCCGCCATGTGAATGCTTTTGCAGACGAGGCCATAGGTTTTGCCAGCACCAAACCCGCAAACGAGACCTAACTTGCGATGCTCTGTGTCCTCGCAAAATTTGATCTGATGAGGCAACAAGCCGTGTTGAACGCGCTCTAAAACTTGGGCGACGGTCGGCTTTCTGAATGAATGCAGCTGTTCAATGGGTGCAAGCAGTGGCGAACTGCTCACGATGTCGTCAACCAGACTCATGACATCTCAAACCGCAAGAGCCTCGCCTGCATCTCGATGGCTTTCAACGCGGTGCTGTACTGCCTGCCATTCGTGGCTTTGCGCTGAATGTCCTTGAGAGCGCAGAGCGATTCGTGCAGCCACTCTGGACGCTCCAGCTCAGCATCAAGGCGTTGATGATCGCGGGCTCTTTTGATGTATTCCTCAACCTGCCGTTCGCTGATCTCCCAGGTCTCCGAACCGTATTGAAGGATCTGGGTTCTGCTGTTGCCCTCCAATAAGAGCTTATAAACGGTATTTATGCGCCCGTCTATTTCTACGTTTGTCGCCTTATTTGCCATGGGCCAAGCTTACACGCGCAAAAAGAATCATGGAAGATCTGAGAACTTGTTGCGCGGGTTTACGGGCCACCGGTTACTTCCGCAGCTGCTCGCAAGCGGCTTGGACGCCTAGGCGACAGTCCCTCTGGGTCATCTGGTCCAACGTCTGCGTCAACGAATAAAAGAACGCGCCACCGAGTAAGACCAGGAGGCTGCAGGTGAAGAATGGGGCCATCCAGCAGGGGAGCTGTTGAGGGCGATAAAGCTTGTGCATTGGTTTGAAGGGGTAAAGGAATTGTGGTGTTCAGGCGCCAACCTTGAACACTGCGGCGTTCATAGCGTCGAAGCCCAGACGGCTCTCAATTTCATCCTGGTAAGCGCGAATGCCCTCGTGGGTGAGTGAGGCGTACAGGTTCTGAAAGCGTGCGATCAGTTCTTCATTGCTCCACTCATCAACCTCAAGGTCAAAGATCAGAGAGTCAAAGGAAGTGCAGGTCATTAGGGGGGTGCTTGTCTGAACTTCTAAATTGTAGCACAAAAAGGTAGGGGTGCAACTAGACGATCTCGATGGTGTAGTCCAGCCCGTACCGCCGCGCCTCTGCAATCGCGTGCTCCAGATCCTCACGATCCAGGCAGTCAGTGTCGCCGTCGTCGGTGAGGAGGCGGAACCGGATCAGATCTGCCTCTTCCCGCTCTTGGGCTGCGGCGAGGTCCTCCAGGTGCTCTCGCCTCTCATGTTCCAGCAGGCTGTAGTTGTGGAAGTCCATCTCAGAACTGGGCAGCGAGGCCGGTGGCCAGGTGCTTGAAGAAATGGTGGAAGTCGCCGTTGGCGAAGTCCAGCTGTTGCAGGATGCGGACCACGCCCTGACGCTCTTGGCCTTGGGTGCTGAGGATGCGATCAATCACAACATCGGTGGTGATGATGTGGCTGTCGCCTGTAGTAGGGCTGACCACCTCATAGGTGCGGATGTCGAAGTCTTTTTCAGTGAAGAAGGTTTGGAGGTTCATGGGGGTGCCCGTTTCAATGATCAAATTGTAGCACAAACAATCGGTGACGTCGATAGGTCGGTCCGCGACGTACTGGTTGAACAGCTCCTTCAGACGTTCCATGGGCAGACAAAGCCTCATGGCCTGCTTTGCCACGTTCTCCCTGCCTGTGTAGAGACGTTCCAGGGTTTCCTGGATTGCTTCCTCTAGCTCTCCAACAGTTCTTGGGCCTTGTATAGGCTCATCCTTTCTAGCCACTGACATTCCGCCCCGCGTAATTCTAACTCATTGAGCAAGCGAACCTGAGGTGCTCCACTGCGGCGAGCCACCACAACCGCCCCCGTTTTGGGTTTGATGCCCGTCAGGTGCTGGAGCCCTAGGGAATACGCGCCAGCCTGACAGATGTAGTTCGCCAGCATCTCTTCACTGCGAGCGTTAACGCTGGTTTTCCAGTCAGCGATGCAGAGGGTGCCGTCTAAGTCGATCAGAGCGTCCGCCGTTCCAGCCCAGCCTCGCGGGTCGAACACTGAAAACTCGATCGCGTGGATTGCGGTCACATTGGCCCCGATCCAAGACCGTAAGCCTCGGGCGTAGCCACTGGCGCTCCAGGGGACACGCGGTGCACCTTGGATTGCCTTGCCGATGGCCCAGCTGGTGATCTGTTTGGGGGCACGTTCCAGGCCATCATCTCCGCTCCGCCAGCTGTTCCGTTTGTTGGCAGTTTGTCGAGCCAGCTTTGCTGCTGTTTTGAGGACGTACTCTGCGTGATCGTGCGCCAAAGTCCCGCGCTGGCAAGCAACATCACGCTCCACGGCAGCACCGGGCTTTTTAGTCCAACGATCAAGTGCATCTTTCTGCCATTGAGGTGAAGTCTCTTTGAGTATGTGGGTGACGGAGGCGTAGGTTTTGCCTTCTTGATCTCGGTACACGCGGTTTGGGCCTGAGTCGTCACGTTCCAGGGTCCAGCGGCGTAAACCCGCAAGAGCGTTTTGAGTATCGGCGGGCATTGAAATTTGCGTGAATGTGACGCGGACTTACGGACGGTCCTGCCTTAATAACAGCCTATGAAGGGTCAAACCACCCCCGGAACCTCTGCTATTCCAAGACTGGAACCCTGCTTCTGTAATCAATGACTGTTATGGGAACCGCCTGGCCCGAGCAGT